AGAATCGCCATTAATAGCAAGTCCATCTTTAAACTCAACTTTCTTCATGTTGTTTTTCTCAATGCACTATTTTTAAGGCATGGATCGCAAGCGGTATGTATCCACCCTCTGACAGCTTGTTGTTTGCCTGGATTTCCACATGCTTCACAGATTTTGAATGACATCATCTCAGCAAAAGAGATGAAAGCATCGGTGATATCATCACCTCCTGTAACATAAAAACGTAATCCTCCAAACTTTTCTTTAATCTGTTGGGCAACAACCTGAAGATTAGATAGTTCTTCTACGTCTTGAACACTTTTGGATCTCCAATCAACATGTGATTGTATCTTACCACAAAGAGTATCAATCAAATCAAACCATCCATCGTCACATTCTAGACCCCACATATCAATAGGTTCTTCATTGAATTCTGAAGATTTAAAAATCTTTGGATATTTTTCGCAAAGAATCTTTTCTTTTTCAGGCGACATGAAGTCAATTATATATTGAAACCTATCGAGATTTCAATCTTTCTTCTTTTTTTTTCTTTTTTCCTCTGTGCTTCTGAATCTGTTTCCACTGAGTGTCGTCGACTTTTCTAGCTGGTCCTCCTGTTAAAACTGAATTAACACGTGCCATGGCCCATTGGTGTGCAGAGGCGCCCGGTCTATGACCTGTTCTCCATGCAGCCAAACCTTTGTTGTAGATTGCACGAAGGGCTCCCATAGGAGCACCTGTTTTTTCAGCTTTATTTTTCAACGAGGCTGTGACATTGGAACCTTTCTTCTTTTTCTTTTCTTGCAGTACTTCTTCTATGAATTCTCTTAATAATTCGGTATCATCTAAAAATTCAATGTCTTCTTCCATGAGATCTTTTAAATCTTCTTCTAGCTGTTCTAATCCTTCACCGAATCTATCTTTAAATGCCTTTGTGTGCACTGAGGTTTTGGTTTTCTTACGTTTTCCGCTTGAAGTAAAATCAGTTTTAAATCTTGTATCATCATACGCCGATTTATCGTCAGAATCAGTCTTAGAACCGCGTTCGATCTCTTTTTTGCGCTGCGCGGCATCAGACCCAGACAGTCCTTTAAGATAAGCTGGATTTGTTTTCTTTTTAGATTTTTTTTCTTCAAGATGTTCCACATGGCTAATTATGACATAAAGGAAACAAATATGCTGAGAAAAGGATCAACGGGGGCGAGCGTTGGAAGATGGCAAATGTTTTTAAGAGGTTTCGATCCGTACAGCGAAGTCGTAGTGACAAATACTTTTGATGACATCACAGATGCTGAAACAAAAGCATTTCAGGCAGTAAATGGTCTTGCAGTTGATGGAATTGTTGGACCTACAACATTAGCTTTCGCTGAGAAATACAATTACACAGGTAAAGATGATTCAAACTGGCCACAGAATCCTGGTATAAAGAATCTTTCATTCATCGATAGACAAAAACTGTTTGGCACTTTTTCTTTCATTCCTGCACCTATTCCAGGTAATCCAGAAGCAATAAGAATAACCAGTAGCTGGGCTGTTGACAACATAACAACGATTGTTATTCCACAACTCGTTGGTGTTGATGGAGCAACAAAAACTGGTTCTATTCAAGTACATAAAAAGATCGCTAATCAAACGGCGGCTCTTTTTTATGCCTGGGAGAACGCTGGCTTGAAAGATAAAATCTTATCGTGGGGCGGCTCTTGGGTTCCACGATTTATCAGAGGATCGAGGACATCATTGTCAAATCATGCGTGGGGAACAGCCTTTGATATCAACGCTCAATGGAATGGGTTAGGAACGCAGCCCGCAAAGATGGATCAAAAAGGTTGTGTTAGAGAGTTAGCTCAAATTGCAGTAGATCATGGATTCTACTGGGGTGGATGGTTTCCTACTCGACCTGATGGCATGCATTTTGAAGCTTATAAAATCATTTAAAACAAAGACCCGGATCAACCGGGTCTTTTTTATAATTCGTTCAATTTGCTTTTAAGTAATAGGGATTTTTCTTGATTTAAGTTCTTGCTTTTTAGGAAGTTTTACCTCAAGTAAACCATCTTCAAAATGAGCTTCTATCGCTAATTCATCGACCGCTGAACGTAAGCTGTATGTGTAAGAAAATTCTTTACCTAATCTTGATTTAGCTATGATTTTTAACAGTCTACCTTCGACAGTTATTTCAACGTCGGAAGATTTTACTCCAGGCAATTCAACTTTGATACCTTCGCTGTCAATCACATCTGATTTGTTTTTATGATAAACATCTCCAAAAAAACCTAATGAATTGAGGATTTCAGTTGTAGGTGTATAAAAACTTTCATGATACCTGCTTAACATTTTATTCTCCTTATGTTAGCGACACCGGGTCGCTGACTTAAAGATGATAAACATCAAAAAAATTTTGAACAGGCCTTTGCATCACTTTTTTTCATTAGTCAAAATAACATGAAAGAATATGAAAAAAACGACGACAACAATTGATATCCAAAAAATCATATCAGTTTTCAAAAACTAACTTAAACTGATCCTGATCTGCTAAAGATTTCTGCTTCAAAGTTTCTGCCTCAGCAAGATATTTTGCATGCATATCAGCAACTTGTTTTTCGTAGCTGGGGTCTAACGTCAAAGTATCCGTATTTCTTTCATCAACAACTAACCTAACTTGTCTCATGAGATCTGCTCCATCAACACCTAAAAGCAAAGCTTCTTGAAAAATCTGAATCATTCTCATTGCAACAGTATCTGAAATCTTATAACTCATATTAAATTCCTCCTATAACACTCTAAGCAACTATTAACTTTTGTACAAACAATCATTTTATGAATGATTTTGAAATTAACATCTCAACTACTTGCGCTGAGATTATTTCTTTTAATTGATTACAATCAATTACGGAAGATTCTTGTGGATGAAGTAATGACCAAGCTCCGTATAGATCTTTTACATTTTCTTGTAAACGTTTATCAGCTTCATATGAATCTTCAGCATGATGAATGTGTGCTTTGCCCAGCAATAAAAATGTAAAGTCAGGCTTTCTTAATTTTTTATACAAAGAATTGCAGTATTCAGGATCAACACCTGATGCAATTCCATAGACGACCGAAGAAAGACTCCACCTGTCAAAAATAATAAAGTCAAATTGATGTTCAAGCTCTGATAATTTAGTGCATTGAAAAATCAATCTATTGAAGCACTGTAACCATTGAAAAAATTTTGGAAACTTTTTTGCTAGCCCATTTTTAAGCATCCAGTATATCAAAGGATATGTTACATAATCAAAAATTGGAACTTCGATTACAGTCGCTTTTTTCCCAGCTTTTTCAAGAAAAGACTTTAATGCAGCAGATTGTGTAGCTTTTCCACACCTATCAGCACCTTCAAATACTATTATTTTTGCCATTTTATTCTCAATAAACTACATCACCACATTTAATTTTATTTTTTGCATGATCATTAGTGAAATGTTTATCTTCGTAAATTAACATATCTGCTCATTCAAAAGGCTTTCTAATTACACCATCAATTGTTAATCCAAAAGCATCCAATGTGTTGTTGAATACTCCAGTATCATTGACAAGATCAAGCATGTCTTTCGCTATATTTCTAATTTCAAGCTGTGCATGCAAAGAATAACGCAGCTTTACAAAATGATAAAAACTTCTGAAATTGAACATAACATCGGCTGTAAGCTGATTCCCATATGGAAGATACAGCCTAGCCGATTCTTTCGCTCTTTTTCTTGAAATTCCTTTTGAGACTAAGCGATCTAAAGCTTCATGATATTCTTTTAAAGAATATTCAAGATGTTGAATATACTTTTCTTTTTCTACATCATCCCAATCTACAGGAACATAGTATTTATCGTCTTTTAATTCTTTATATCTTGCCGATTCAGCGTTGACTGATACACCAATCCTGTGTTTAAGGATGTGAACATGACTAGCTAAATCTGATGTGACAAGAAAATGTAATGAACTTTTTTCAAAAACAGAATGATGTTCATTGTCAGCAAGCATCTTCAAGAGCTGAGGAATTCTGCTCTTTTTTTCTTCAGTCAAGTCTCTTGATGTTGAAGTCCATGCTGACAATGCATGAGTTTCATCTGAACCGTAAAATCCGATTAGCTCAACCTTATTTGGATTCGAAGGCATTTGGTATATTATAGACTTTTTTAGCTAAAAAAGTATAATATAAAATTTCATCTAGCTTCATCAAAAAAGATGAGAAGTTTTTCTTTTAGCTTGTCTTCAAGCGTTCTAATGAATTCTCGATCTTTTCGAAGTGCGGCTGCAACTCTATTTGCAGCCGCGTATCTTCTATTTCTTGTTGAAGTGTCTGAAGAAGTTTGGTTGACATGAACAACAAGAATTCTAACTAGGTCATTTACAAGCTGGTCAATAGCATTTTCAACAGGTCTGGTAAAAGCATAATCAGGAATTCCTCTTGCTAGGTCTTCACGTATAGATTTACGAAGTTCACTGGTTTTTATCTTCATAATTTACTAACTATGTTTAAGCACTGTCATCATTTGGAATTGTTGTCAACACTTACTCCATCCACATGCTGCGCAAGTTACGCATCCTTCTTTGTA